AGTAATCGAAGCTTGGGATTTGGACTTCCATCTTGGAAATACGGTCAAGTATATCTCAAGAGCTGGAAAGAAAAATGTAGACAAAGAACTTGAGGATCTTTTGAAAGCTAAATGGTATTTGGACAGGAAAATAGAAAAAATTAGAAATCAATTTGATAATTAATTACAGTTACCATCAACTTGTAAAAGATAGGCGGCATCATTTTGGTAAAAATCTGAAAACCCTCTATACGAAGTAATATAAACCACAGTTGGAGACGGAAGTGGTTTGTTAAATCGCAATTTTATTGGGCTAGAGCTAGAAGGTGATGAGCCACTTGGGTAGTCGGATACTACACCAATTTGACCTGGGCTGCCGTATGTAGGTACAACATATCCCCATGGAAAGTTACCAGCAGGTCCCCATATGTCATTTCTATCACGACTTCTCAATGCTAAAAACCCTTCGTTGTCGATTTCATTTTGTGTAAAACCACTCGTAAGACATGGTATACCATAAGGATATAAACTATTTTTTTCACTAGTAGGAACCCATGTCCAAATATTATTCCCATTACAGTCATAGTAACAATTTGAATACACTGGATTTCCTATCGGGTTATTAAATGATTGGTTTCTCCAATATTGTTTTACTCTATCGCCATATTCTGTGCCAGGTCTTAAACCATTTCCGATAAAAAGTGAGTCACAAACTTTAGTTATACCTGCTTGACCACCCATGGTACCATCGTATTGCCACCAAATTTGAAATCTGTTTGGTCGCCAACCAACTGAAAAAGTGAAGTCTATATCACCTGTATTTGTTCCAATATCCAATGCGATACTTGATACCATAATAGAACTATCTTGTCGTAAAACTTCGATAGGATTGTCCCAATTCCAACATGAAGATGGTTGACAAACATTTGTTAAAATGTTTTGATTGTAGGGTGACGGTGTAATCCCTAAACAAGGTTTACAAGTTGTGTCAGTTCCACATGGAAATACATTTGCACAAGTACTACATTGATTTCCACCTGAAAACATAAAGTTATTATCTACAGACCACGCATTTGAATCAAATGCTATCAAAGTCGGAGTTGTAGAAATTCTGTAACAATTTTTAATACCCCTCCTATTTATTGGTGTGTTTGTATTTCCTGTCCAAACAAGGACCATTAAACTGTATGGTGGAGAGGTAAGATCTATGTCACAAGAAAAATTCAGTGGAATTTTCTCATAAGTTTCTTGTGATGGACAACATGCTTGTAAATCACATAAATAGGTAATACAACTCATATTTATTAATTAATATTGATTATCTTTTAAGAAATTTTATTCCGTAACTATTATTAAAAATAAAATCAAAATTTACATAAGTAGGACAACTAGTATTCGTAGGTGTAATATTTAATTCATATTTACTTGAAACCAATGATATTGAGGTTATTTGAAAAGTTCTCTGTTTAGAGGTTGAGGGATCGAAAATATTTATTCTATCACCATTCACCAATGAATTTAATAAAGATGAGACATTTCCTTGTAAAGATATTGGGTTAATAATTAGTTTTCTCACATCACACGAATTAGTAGATGGTAAATTACTTAAAGTTCTAGTGGTAAAGGAATTTTGGGGACTTGTAGTGGACCATATCCAATAATATGACGGAAACGGTGTTGGTGTTGGTGTGGGGGTTGTTGTTGGTGAAGGTGTTGGATTTAAACAAATACCACACCCTGTTGTGATATATTCAGTAATATAACCATTATTGATTGGATATTGATAACTCTTTAGAATTTGACTTGTGTCAATTCCTTGAATTATAGTGGGAGGTATAAATACATCTAAATACAAACAACAATCTGTCAGACCTAAATTATCAACGGTGTAATTGTTTTCTACCCAACTATAGTTGTCATTCATTATTGTGCCTGTGTATACGATGTTTCCGGTACAACAATCTCTCAATACCACACAACTTTCACTAGCGAACCCGATATTACTACAACCACAAGATGAACCGATTAGTCCTGGACTATTTAAGAAATCAGAAGGTAGATTAAATATTGGCATGTCCGGATTTACGATAGAGCCCCACTCACCAGTAGTAAAACCAGGAGGGATAGTATCTAATGGACTTGGAATATTAAGAGGATATGTAGTTGTAAAATTAGCACAATTATTGAATGTAAATTGTTCTGTGTAAAAAGCCCACCATTCAAATGGGTTTGCAGTACAAGCGGTGTAAGCAGGACCATAACCAAGAATATTTGAATTTGCGGAATTAATTGTGATTTGAACTGTTGTAAGTGTTGGGAAATTATTTCCACCACATAATGGGAGTTCCCATTGTTCAGTCAGATTAGGATCGATTCCACTTGTCAATCTTGCGATCGGTATACATTCAAAACCTGAAGCACAACCATAATAACATCCACAGTAGTCATCATTTTGTAAAACTAATAATCTTTGAAAAACGTTATTAGTTGGTGAACCAGAAATGAACGTAGGACCGTGAAAACTACAAATAGAAAAACTAGAAGAATCCCACGATGAGTCAACTGTCATTACATAATTAAACCTGTCACAATCTGTGTAAATAAATGTGACCGATTCTCCCAAACTCAAATTATTGGTAAAAGCCCAAGTCGAACAAGTACCGACAGAAGTAGGGATTTGTGGAATTGGATTTGTACAAACTGTAGTCAAAGTAGGTTCTGTTTCGACGTACGGACCACCAGTAGAATCAACAATCAAAGGAATTGTTAAACTACAAATAAAATAAGTACCTGAATATAATGGAAGTTTAGGATAATTTGTTACACCACTTTGGTCACAAGGATTGTACTCCATATTTTCAATACTTGCTAAATTTGGAACCACAACTTGCCAAGTGAAACATAAACGTTCAATACAATTATTTGATATTAAAACTGCACATGCAATATCTTCACAATTAGGATCGAATGGGAAAATAGGTAAAGTACATGAACAAACAGTGAATTTAGTTTTTGGAAAATATTGTGTTGTATAACCAAAATCTATTGGATATTTCCGTCTTACAATATTATAGCAATCAGTATATTCTATCCAATCGATACAACCTTGAATTGTAGAACTTGAACTATTTGGTTGTACTGTGACTAAATATTCGGAACAGGGACAGAGAGGACAAGGACCTGTATTGACAATCGGAACGCAACTTTGAGAACATATCGGGTTTGATTGACATGCATCACAATATGCAACAGGTTGAGTTTTAGAACAAATAACAATAATTTGATCTGTTGTAAAATACCTATTCTCTACAAATGTTGCCACACTGTTGAAATCTGTAGTTGGTCCAGAATTATTAAAGTCTATGTTTTGTAAAGTTCCATCGCATGCAACATATGAAATAAGATATACTGAATTATTAACAATATCTAATGTATATTGAATACAAGGGGCTTCCGTTGTACTTGGACTAGGAGTAAGAGTTGTGGTTGGTGTTTGTGTTACAGTTTGGGTTGGAGTTATAGTAGGTGTGGTTGTTTGTGTAGGAGTTTTAGTTGTAGTTGGTGTTGAAGTTAGTGTTGGTGACGCAGTATTTGTTGGTGTATTGGTCGGTGTTTTAGTTAAGGTACTTGTTGGTGTTTGAGTGTTTGTTGGTGTTTGAGTGTTTGTAGGAGTATTGGTTGGGGTTTGGCTGGTTGTAGGAGTATTGGTTGGGGTCGGAGACACCGTAGGAGGTGGAGTTGAACCTGGACTACGGGTTGGTGTTGGTGTTACAGTATTTGTTGGAGTGTTTGTTGGTGTTCGAGAAGTTGTTGGAGTGTTTGTTGGTGTTCGAGAAGTTGTTGACGTAGGAGTTTGAGTTGGGGTGGAAGTTCGTGTTGGAGTATTTGTTGGTGTAGTTGTTGGAGTAGATGTAGTTGTCGATGTAGGTGTTGTTGTTTGTGTCGGTGTTGGCGTCTTTGTGGGAGTAGAAGTTACTAGGGGTGTTGGATTACAAAGATTACCACATTGTAGTTGTTGAGCAATAGTTGCGGCAACACCTGATAAAGTAAAAACAGTTCCTTGTTGAGCACAAATGTATATCGTTTCACCTACGACCATACTGAAGACAGTTACCAATCCAGCACATTGAGTATATTGAATTTCACAACCTCCATTTGCGACAACACTATATTCGAAACAAGGAGGGCAAGTTGGTGTAACTGTGGTGGTCGGTGTTATAGTATTTGTCGGGGTTTTTGTAGGTGTTTGAGTATTTGTTGGTGTTTGACTATTAGTAGGAGTCTGTGTGCGTGTTGGGGTCTGAGTATTTGTAGGAGTTTGTGTAGTTGTCGGAGTATTTGTAGGTGTTTGTGTATTTGTTGGAGTGTTTGTTGGAGTTGGTGACTCGGTTGGAGGTGGTGTTGCACCTGGACTACGAGTTGGTGTAGGTGTTACAGTATTTGACGGAGTGGTTGTTGGTGTTACAGTATTGGTTGGAGTAGTTGTTGGGGTCTGAGAAGTTGTTGGAGTAGTTGTTGATGTTGATGTTACAGTATTTGTTGGTGTATTGGTCGGAGTTAGAGTTGAGGTACTTGTTGGTGTTCGAGAAGTTGTTGACGTGGGACTTTGAGTTGGTGTAGATGTTGGTGTGGAAGTAGTAGTCTTAGTTGGTGTTTGGGTTGCTGTAGGTGTTGGATTTGGTACACAACTTGCATAATCCAATCTTATACCTTTACAAGTCGGTAAAACACCAACATAATTAAAAATTGAAGAACATGCACAAACACTAATACTGTATCCTAAAGGAAAATACTGAGAACCACCTGGTGGTAAAATTTGATTTAAAACATTATTACAATCAGTATATTGAATTTCAGTACACCAATTACAACCAGTACGATCTAATATTTCCACATTCCATGTTTTACATGCACATCTTGTAACAGATGGTGTTGGAGTAAATGTTGGAGTACAAGTCGGAGTTTTGGTATTTGATGAGGTGTTAGTTGGTGTGATGGTATTAGTTGGTGTTTGACTCTGAGTTGCGGTTCTCGTTGGTGTAATTGTTGAGGTACTTGTCGGTGTGACACTAGGAGTTTGAGTTGGAGTTACTGTTGGGGTTGAGGTGTTTGTTGGTGTTTGGGTGTTTGTTGGAGTCGTTGTTGGAGTTTGAGTTAAACTACTCGTTGGTGTTTGGGTACTAGTTGGGGTTATGGTGCTTGTTGGAGTTGTAGTTGGTGTTTGAGTATTTGTAGGTGTTTGAGTATTTGTAGGTGTTTG